CCAAAAGGGCTTCGACCTTTACCATTTGCGGCCCGATTGACCCCAGTTTCGGGCGGTTAGCTCAGCGGTAGAGCATTGCCTTCACACGGCAAGGGTCGCAGGTTCGAACCCTGCACCGCCCACCAAATAAGCCCCTGATTTATAGGGGTTTTTTAGCGAAAGGCCAGCCCGAAACGGTTGGCCTTTCGCTTTTTATCCTGCATAGGTCCTGCAAAATTTCAGCAGTCCCAGTGTGGAGTGAAGTATTTACGGATGGTGGGCGATGCGCGCGGAGAGTAGTCTTCACCCAAGAGTGGGAAACCGCGACAACCGCTGTTGCGCTTGGGGCAGGCTGCGTCAAACTGAACCAAATTAGCCAAAGGGAATACCGGCCTTGTGACTTTAGTCATTTGCACCAACATAACGTCAAGGTTATATTGAATGCCTTGGCCTATTCATGTCCTGCCACAAGCAGAGGCCTTCCTTAATGGGCTTGATACCGATGAATACGATATGTTCATTGCTGCCCTAACAGTGTTGGAAGAAAAAGGTCCCAGCTTGGGCGAGCCGCTCGTCAAGTTGGTAGTTACTTCAGCACACAAAAATATGAAAGAACTGCGTCGTCAATCGAAGGGGCGAATTTTTCGCGTCCTTTTTGCTTTCGACTCGAAACGGCAGGCTGCACTCTTGACCGGTGGCGATAAGGCAGAAATTGGCTTTGACGATTTCTACAATATCCACGTGCCTATAGCTGACGCACTCTTTACTAGTCATCAAGCAGACTGCGCGGAAGAGCTGGCTGCGAAGAAAAATCCACCCAAGAATCCGATCAATAGAAGGAAGGGGAAATAATGGAAGGCAAGTCACTGGCAGACCTTCGTCGTGAGCGACCTGTTGATAATGCTGCGTTCGAAAAGGCTTATCGCAGCATTCAACTAGAGCTTCCTCTTTCCACGCTCCGCCAGGAGAGTGGCATCACACAAGTCGAAATGGCTCAACGTCTCGGCGTTAGTCAGGCGGCAATTTCTAAATTTGAAGGTCGCGGTGATTTTCTGTGCTCGACGCTTTTTAACTATGTCCAGAAAATAGGCGCAGAACTCGAAGTAAAAATCAATTTACGCAACAAGAAATACGATCTGGTCGCAAAGAGCTACGGCGACGATCTTTTCTTCAATCTAACGGAGTGCGCTGCTGCTGTCGAAGCGGTTGTGCATACAGCCACGGTGAAAGCGGCCAAAGCGAGCGAAAACATAATTTATTTCAAGGATTTCGTTGCAAACAATGGAAAGAGGCGAAAGCCTCCTGCGCAATCTCCCTGGGTGGAGCATCAGATGCGTGAGGGCGAGTTCGAAATTGCAGACGTTCTTTTGAATATTGCGGGGAAAAATGAAAACCAGTCCGCTACAGCTTGATACTCCGGAGTATCCGGTTGTTGAAATGCGAGCACACCCGCATGACGATCAAGACGTGCTGCTAAAGACGCTTCCCGTCAGTGTCGATTGTTTTACGACCTATGACGGCGATGGAAAGCACTTCTCGATGGTGGTCATTCAGCAGAATGATGAGGCATTCGCCTACACATTTGATATTCGCGTGTTTACGACCTTTAGTGTTGATGTCGCCGCCTGTAAAGAAAACTACAAATCCTCATTCAATCCAGCGGTCGTGGCTGTGAACGTTGCTCGCATTCTTTACTCTGGTGCTCGCGAATTGTTGGCAACCGTTTCTTGTCGCGCACCACACGGCGCAGCCATATTGCCCAGCGTGATGATAGAGCCAAAGGACGTTGAAATTAGTTTCGAAGACGGCAAGCGCGACCACATCTTAAAAGAGTATTTTTGCTTCACTGATGAAATGTTATCGGAAGTGAATGCGGCAATGGCCGCAAACGAGGCTAAGGTCAAGCAGTCGAAACCAAAATCTCTTTCCAAACCGTCCGCAAAAAAAACCACGGCCACGAATCCCCGGTGATGACCGATGTTGTGGTGCTTTTGGATCGGTCAGACACTTTTCACATGGCATTGCGCGTGGCCCTTATAGGGGAGACAGAGCGTGCCATCCCGCCAGGCGCAAGAACAAATTCAGCTTTTGCGTACTGCAAAATTGCCTTAGAGCACGGTTCTGGTTTCCAACATTTACTGTCCGTGGATAACGCTTCATCTGCGCTAGCCCTAGTTCGATTGCAATATGAGGCTGTACTTAGAGGTGCTTGGATTCTCTATGCTGCATCCGATGATTGGATGGGAAAGTTCTCATCCCAGCCCCCTATAAACGAGGGCAAGGAGCCAGCTGAGTTTCCGAAAGTCTATATGCTGCTTGAGCAGCTCGCGGCATCGCCTGCTGACCCTGTATTGCATAAATCTCTGGTGGGATTGAAAAATATAGCCTGGGATTCCCTGAACTCATACACGCATGGCGGTTTGCGTCTTATGCTCAGGTCATTGGAGGGTTTCGAGGATGAGTTGCTCATCTGGATGCTCAGAACGACGAATTCCTTGTCTTACGTGGCGGCTCAATTGTTGGCTCACGTAGCAAATGATCCGGCTTGCAGCAACAAATTGCTTACAACCCGAAATGCAATGGCAGATTGCATGCACAGTTTGTAGTTGAAAAATAGGAAGCCCCAGCAACGCATTGGCAACGTTACTGGGGCTATGCAGTTTCGCGGTTCTCACGCCACAACTGCTGCCGGGGTTTTTTAGGAGCAGGGGCACTCACCGGCCAATCCCCCTTTGACACAGTGTCTTAGTCGTTATTGCGTACCACTGACAAATGCGGCGGTGATTTAGTAGCGAACTTGCCACGACCACGCGAAATGACGCGAGCGTTGTCCTTTGCAGATTGTTTCTTGCCCGTCTCGCCCATGCGCGCGTGTTCATACGGCAGGGCAGTGGTAGCAGCCGCGATGCGCTGTGAGTCGGTCATGCGTGGGTTGTTGTAGCAGTGCTGAAGCAATACCAGGCTGGACTTGTACTTGGACAGCATCTTCGGTGAGTCATCATCACGCGCCTGCGTAGCCTTCGTAACAGCCTTGATAGCTGCCTTGATTTCCGGGCGGCGCATAAGTTCGGCCGCGCGAACGTCTGCTGAGGCCATCGTGTAACCAGCAGCCATAGCGGCATCCCGGTTGGTGTCTCCGGCCGCTTTGCTTGCGATAAACGCGCGTTGCTTTTCGGTGAGTCGTGTTGCCATGTAAGTATCCTCAAAGGGGTTTTTAATCTGTGAATGAGGGAACGGGCGGTCTATGTGTCAACTCGCTGCTGGCGATTTTTCTTCAGCACGCGGTGGCAGGTTTTCTAAGCGTCTCGCTTCGCCGGTTTGCATCACACCGCTAGCAATCATGGTCTTGTAGAACTCGGCTCTTTCACCAGCAGTGCCCCTCAGTAGCGCATCCACAGCGTGTTCCGCGTAGTAGCGTTGGCGAGCGATGGGGCCTAGCAACTGGTGAGAAATACTCGCTTCCCACAGCGCTAGCCATCTTGTCAGGCTGAACTTCACGAACTGTTGCCCCAAAGACTCCACGTTGTTGTACGACGCTTGCTCCAGACTTTGGACGAACAACGGTGGAACGCGGAACATGCGGCATACTTCGGTCACGCTGAAGTTCATGGCTTCCAACCACTGGGCATCCTCATTACTCAGGCCGATGTTCTCTAGCTTCAGACCGCGCACGCCCATGATGAGGGTCTTACCTGCATTTGCTGGTGAGGAATAGTTGTCCATCACGCCACGCAACGTTGTTATCTGTTCGGTTGTCATGTCTTGCTTGCCATCGTTGTAGAGGATGGAAGCAGGACGCGCGCCACGTCCAAAACTAGCAGCCCCATGCGTACGCAATGACAGCGATAGGCCCAAAGTTTCGCGGGCGATGGTCACGCGCGACTTGCCTACGATGCTGCCAGGGTCCGTGCGATCGCGCAGATGCAACACTTCACCGGCTAACAGGCGAGTTACGCCGCCATTCTCTTCGTTGTAGTCATAGCGGTAGCGCCCGCTATCCAACTTCACTATGGACGTGCGGTTAGGCTGCATGGGGTGCAGTGCTGTCACTTCGCCCGCACCGTTGAACTCCTTACGTGCATATCCATTCCCATTGAGAAGAACGCTGGCGGTCATGCACTCGCGAAACTCCATACCGGACTGGTATTCGTTCGGGCGTTCAAGCACACGGGACAGCCAGTGGTTATCCGCGCGTTCTCGGCTCCCGTCTTCGTTACGCTTGTACGTGTGCAAGGGTAGGCACGCCGTGGATTCACTCAGGGCCTGCACACACGCAAACACCGTGGAAATGGATTCAGCCGACTTAGCGTCAACGTATGCGCCGGCCGTGCTGTTGCCACCACCGTTTGCCAGCGCATTCCATGATGGGTCTTCAGCGCGCGTTTCACGCAGTCCACCCTTCAGCATGTTCCAGATATTCATTGGTTAACTCCTTACGGTGTCGAGCCAATAGCGCAGCATCGACAATTGCGATGCGGGCTGAAGGCTGCGGAGGTGGACTTCGGTTGCGCCATAGGCGGGGCGGCTTTGCACAATTGACACTTCGTCTAGCGTCACGTTGTGCAGTTCGCGCGTGTTGCCCGTCCAGTGATCGCCACCCTTGGGCACGTTGAAGGCGAAGGAACACCCGCCCAGGTCACCACGCAGCGCTAGCGCGGCAAGGTCACGGCCGGCTTGTGTGTCGGGTAAGTCCAGCGAGAATGCCAAACCCGTATCGTCTTCAGACAGGGTGAGCGTGCCGCTACGGGTCCTGCCCAGTACGCGGCTGGTGTCGTGGTCGGCTAACGCCAGGATGTCAGCACCGGACGCGAGGGAAGCGGCAAACGCCCCGCGCCTGATTACTTCGGTGAAGTCGCCAATGGTGGTGGGGGAGTTGAATTTGGCGATGTAGCCGGTCAGCTTGCGGCCGTCAGCGGTTACGCCAGCCGTTGCACGTTTTTCAATCATGGGGGCGACTCCAAAAGACACAGCCCGCCACTGGGACGGGCTGTGCAGGGCTGGCAATTACAGGGCGATGTCGGAAGCGACAACGAACGCCTGCGGATGACGCACAGCCACGTCCACGGTGGACATCGCACGCACCAACACGCCGCCGCGACCGTAGGCCGGTTGGGCGTATGGGTTAACCAGGATGTCGATCTCACTCCAGATGCCCAGCAGCACTTGCGACCAGTCACCCAGGATGGCGATACCGGTATCCGGGTCGGGCGTTGCGTTGTTCGGGACCTGGTTGGTGCTGTAGGACTGGATGCCCGCCATCTTGCCGTCGTCACCCAGCAGGTACACGGCAGTGCCGGCAGCTTTCACCGTGCCGGCGAACTTGGCGGAAACGCTGGGATTGAACAGCCATGACGATGCATCGGCGTTGGCAAGTTCTGCCTTGGCTTTCATCGCCAGCACTGCAGCCCAATTGAGCGTGGCTAGGTTGTGCGTTTGGATGCCCACGGTGGACAGCACGCCGGTAGGTTCATTGGCCGCGCCGCCCTTGATAAGTGCGCTGTCGATTGCTTGTGCCAACACTGCGGCAAAGTCATCACGCACCAACTGTTCAACATCCGGCGAACTCTGAAGAATTAACTGCCTGGAAAGCTCCGTGACGCCACCGGCATGCTTCGGGGACAGCGTGATATTGGACGGGTTCACGTCCGAATCTGGCACCGCGCCATTCTCGGCAACCCAGCCCGTTGCCACGCCAGTCCCGTGCTTGGGGATGGTGACGTTGCCATGCAGGCCGGACAGCACACGAACACCCAGGCGGCGTGCCAGCAATTTATTCCTCAAGGGCTGTACGTAAAGCTCGCCCCTGTGGTCCACCGGAACCAGCTCCGGCGCACTGCCCGTGGTGTTGACGCGGGTTTCCAGCGCGCGCATGGGGACAAACACGCCGGTTGCCTTGCGGCCGGTGCGGCGTTCGGTTTCCTGCGCGTATTCCAGTTCAGCGCCGGTCAGCGCGCGACCTTCCACGCCGGCCTGCAACACACGCAGCAGGGACACGCGGGATTCCAGCGCGGCCACGGTGTCATGCCCGTTGCCAGATACCACAGTGCCAGCGGTGCGGCGCTCGGCATCGTCTAGGAATTGCTGGCGTTGTTCGTCAGCTTCCAGGGCGGTGATTTCCGATTGCAGCGTGGTGAACTGGGTCTGTTGCTCGGGGGTAAGGCTGCGCTTTTCATTCTCGGCAGCGGTGATGAGGGCGCGCATTGCTGCGACTTTGGCGGCACGGGCCGCGCGGATTTCTTGCAGGGTCATTTGTGTAGCTCCGGGTTGTTTGGGATATCCCGGTTACCCATAAAACATGGCCGATACGCCATTTAAAGCAAATTGGCTGGCGACTCGTGGCGGACCCTTGGCGATAGCTGCGGCTATCGGTGGGTGGCGCGAAATTGCGCAAACGCCCTGTAAGGGTCAACAGGGGGCATCTATTGCTGTGGCGAGCGTCGTTCCGGTGCTATCCCAGGTGCGTTGCACACCCATGCCCACGCAGCGGGCGAGTGTGTTGGTGGGATGACCACGCCAACGCTGATAGGAGGTCGGAGGTCGGAGGTCGGAGTTAGTTTTCGCCGGCCTATAGCTAAAACATACATGTACAACGCCAACCTCAAACCTCAAACCTATATTCTTCTTCTCTACTACTACTTGATTTAACTCCGACCTCCGACCTTTCATGCCTAAAGTGCTGTTTTCAAATAGGTTTAGGCGGGTCGGAGTTCGGGTCGGAGTTCGACAACTCCGACCTAATGTCATCATTAGTAAGTTCAGTGCCATTGCACACCCACACCGTGCATGCCACGCCGTTCCACTTAACGTCTCTATCCAGTCGGCTAAAACCCATGCGTGCAAACATGTGGTGCAGCTTCTTACCTTGCGGCATGTCAAAGCTGTCAAAGCGCGAACGAGCCTCTAGCAGCCGACTTAGATGGGCACTAGAGAAGACGCGCGCTGTCACCCCGTGGGCACCTGCGGCTAAAATGGACTTAGCCACGCTTTCAGCCTCATCTTCGCTACTTGCGAGCATGCGCTGCTTTTCCGGGGTCATCATGGCGCTGCCATTTATGTCGAATGTTGCCGGGATGGGTATTGAAAGGAACCATTTACGCAGTTCACCCGCGCAATGTTCTTTGGCGTAATCAATCGCATCGGTCCTAGCCTTCCAACCGGCTGCGTCCAAGCCACAGTAGGTGCGCATATCGTCCAGTGATGCCCACGGGGTGAAGATGACGAACCAGCGCCGGTCTGTCGGCTCTAGGGGCAGGGCATCGTTATGGTTGGTGTTGGCCCAATGGTTGGAGGCGTTCCAGTGCTGGCGTGGTTGTCCACCTTTTACGTTCACGTCAACGATGTTATTGCTTATAAATTCCTTCATTGAATTGTAGAGTTGGTGCCGAGCCTTACCGGTAAGCATGATTTCTTCGATTACGTTAACGGCACCGCGCACCGCCCAATCAGTGAAGCCGCCGCTGTTGCTGATATTGGAGTTGGATGTAGTGCGAACGTTTCGGTAGCCCATGGCAGCGCGTAGCACGGCCGCAGCGAGCGTTTTGCCGTCACCATGCACACCCTTGAGGATAGGTGCCCAGCGCACCTTTACGCCCGGACGTTGCACGTTGTGCGCCATCCAATACAACAGGTTATTGAACACGTCATCACGCCTGCCGCACATGTCACGCAGCATGGAGTAAAAAGCGTTGATGCCAGATAAGCCCGCATCGGTGTAATTGACGGCGACACTAGGCAGACTGCTAGGGCTGTAGTCGTTGGCGAAGCTCACGCCGTCCCACTGATAGAACGGGCCACAGTCCGGGCGATAGCCGACGCGTTCAACGATAGGCATGCCCCAATGCTGCGTGCATTTCTCCGCTGCGCTTAATCGCCTGCCTGATTCACCGACAGGCATCATACGACCGTAAGCAATATCAAAGCTTCGTAGACTTAGGAACTCGCCGTTCGCGGTATTGAAAAACGCGTCTTGCGACGTAACCCAGCAGAACGGTACCGCCCACTCAGGAAGCCCGCCATCGGTGCGGGGTAGGGCAGGGGGGAACAACAGCGCGCGCAGCTTGGCAACCGGAATGGGGCAATCCCAAAACTTCAGCTTCCGCTGCACAGCCTGCACAATTTGTTCTTGGAACGCGATAGGAATGCCCGACTGTCGGATGCCGGGAATGACCAGGTTGTGTAGTTCTTTTTCGTCGCCACACGACGAAACCCAGTCAAGCATTTCGCGGACGCGAATGTACGTCTCATCCGAGACTAGGGGTGCATCTATCGTGGTCGTGACCACTGCACCGTTGTTTGAGGTTGTCATTTATTCCTGCACTCTAGCCCTAGGGTGTCGCCTGCCAAGGTGGTAGGGCGTCGCAGGTATTAGCGCGTCCTGTAAGGCTGTAGCAGCAGAGATTCACAGTACAGTGCCCATGCACGTTCAGTCGCAGTGCGCGCGTACACCGATCGCACACGGAAGGCGCGGGCAGTTATCAGCATTGGTTCGGTATCGACTACCTCCGGACTGATGTTGTGCCATGCCAGAGGGGCATTGACGTAGCAAGCTTCAATGTCATCCCTATTGTGGTGACCGTAGCAATCACACAGGGCCTTGAGAAGCGTTGGATGAGGTAGGCGGTTGCTCATGGGCGTGCCCCTGGGTAAAACGGAGCTAGAACAACATCGATGCCACGGCGTATCTGCAACTTGTAATGCATCGAATCAGTGAGGCAGTACGCCGCGAATAGATAGGCGATGCTTTCCCGATCATGTGGTGGGATTTTGTCGAATTGAACAGCGTAGCGCTCGCCACCTTCGATGCAGCGCTCAATTTCATCGTGCTGTAGCCGTGGATTGAGGGAAAGCAGACGGGCTTTCTTGTCCATTAGTGCAGCTCCCGTCGTGCAAGCCAATCATTAAAGATGCCCATCGCACGAGCTTCACACTCCGCATCGCGGTTTTGCATGCTTTCCATCAGCAGGACAAACACGGCCATGGCGTCGGTGCTTTGGTTTTCGGTGCCAAACATGGCCGCAACCTTTGTGACCGCTGCACCAATATGAAACATGCGAGCGTGGGTGTCTGACCGCATAAGGTCGTTGACGAAGACCCAGTCTTTGGGCGGTAACACGTCGAGTGCGCTCATGCTGCCCTCTTGCGCTGGCGCGCACGTTCGGCTTTTGCACGTTCCGGTGTGCGGCGTTCGTTGGGGTCGCGCGCCATGTATTTGACTGGGCGACCAGCGGCCGATTCTGAGGTTAGGAAGGCTACCCATCTTTCCAGCGCTGCCTGCGGTGCAAAGCGCTTGCGTCCTATCAAAACGGACGCGATGTCTCCGCAGGCGTCCGCTCTGTCGCAGTTAGATAGGCTCTGTCCCGTGATCGCCGGCCATTCCAATCGGGGGACTAGTAGTTGCTTGGTCATTTCTGCACCCTTTGTTGAGTCTGGCGACGACTCGCCGCCAGTGGGTGCAGCCTATGAACAGGATGGGTCGCTATTTATTGGCGACCCAACCGGCGCGCTTCGGTGACCCTCTTGCGAAACCGGTCAAACTCAATTTGGTCGGTGATGACGCTTGACGCTTGTTCCCATAGCTCCCTTGCAGTCAAGCCAGGGAGGCGATTTACTAGTTTATTGATTGAATTCTGTAGCGCATCGTTCTTCTTACGTGGCCCTTTCTGTCGCGCACGGTCACGCATCACTTCAGGAATTAAGGCCAACTCTTTGCGTAGCCCTTCCGCGATATCAGTAGCCCTTCCGCCATAGGCGAGGGCCAGAGATAGTTTTCCAGCCGCATACATATCAGCGCTGTGCTGTAAGGCAATCTCCGCCAAGCCGATTTCTTCAGTCGGTATTCCGGATTGGTTAGACGCGCGGTCCAGCGTTGTTGTAATGGCTTCCACATTAATTGCATGTTTTAGCAATTCGGAACGCCAGTCATTTTGTTCCGTACTCATAGGAATTCCACTTTTGCTAGTTTTTCGCGGGCTGTCTCTTGCACCAGCTTGCCGTAATGCTTTTCTATCATTGCTAGCGACGTGCCGGCCATCTTTGCCACTGTCAGCAAGTCCATGCCACCCGTGATGGCATCGGTAATCCAGCAGTGCCGCAGGGTGTACAGAACAACGTCGTCCGGAAGCTCCGCAGCGGCAGCGGCGTCTCTAACTGGCTGGTGCCACTCATGCGCCTGCCATGGCTTGTCGTCATGCGTGAACATATGTGCCGCCGGCTTCTTACCTTCGGCCAGTCGATCAAACAACGCTTTGGCCTTGTCGCCAAGCGGGATAGACCGTTCGTGGCCCTTAGTGCGGAACGTGGCCAGCCCGTTCTTTGCGTCATAGTCACGACGTAACACCGCCGCGGGGTCGCCAGGGCGGCAACCGGTCAATGCGATGCACTCCATAAGGTCGCGCACGTCCGGCGTGGCGTTCGCCAGTAGGGCGCGCCGTTGCTTGCGGTCCAGGTACAGTTCTCGGCGCTTGCCGGCATTCTCATGCGGTTTGACGCGCTCCCACTCTCTAGCGCGTTCGGGGGAAACGTCCCCGTCTTCCACGGCCTTGTTGAGCGCGGCAACCAGGACGGTACGCATCCGGTTAACCGTGGCCTTCGCTAGCGGCTTGGCGGCAGGTGGCCGGCCTTTCAGCTTAGGTAGCTTGATGTCCCCAAGTTCTACACGGTCACGCCAGTCGCGGAACTCCCTATGTGTCAACGCTGATACATTTAGCTTGCCAAGACGGTCGGCATAGATGGTGCGTTCAAACCGGCGTTCTGCATCCTTTGCTGCCGTTTCCCGTCCGTCTTTTCTAAGCGCCGACACGTAGGCACGGCAAATGCCAGCCACAGTACCTTTTGATTCATCGCGTAGCGGCGCGCCGTGTTCGGTAGTTTGTGCCAGCGCCTTAAGTGCCAATTCCCGTGCCGTGCCCAGTGGAACTTCTGGATAGCTGCCTAGGATGCGTTCCTGTCCACGTCCCCAGGTCACAGCCCAAGTGCGTCGGCCCGTAGCGTTCACCCTCAGCAGCAAGCCGGGCACGCTGGCATCACGTAAGCGATAAAGTTTGCCCGTGGCCTTAGCGTTATCCACGATGGTTTTTGTTAGCGCTGCGCGTGTGAGTAGTGGCATGGTGGCGGGTTCCGTCCTGCAAGCGTCCTGCAAAATCTACCATAACGCGACGCGTCGCATACCGTCACAACCCTATAAAATCAGTACTTTAGGATTAAGTGCTTGATCTGAAAAGGTTATGTGTTGCCTTCACACGGCAAGGGTCGCAGGTTCGAACCCTGCACCGCCCACCACGTTGTATCGAAAAGGCCACCTTTGCAGGTGGCCTTTTTTGTTGTCGGCGGCATTGAGCATGATATCTGTAGCCCTG